TCGTCGTTGAGCACGCCGGTGTGGACCTTGCCGTCGGCCACCTGCTGCGCGATCTCCTCGGCGGTAATGTCGCTGGCGTAGTCGGCGGGCAGGGTGAGGGTGACATCAAAGAGGTTGTCCTCCACCTCGATCTGCTCGGCGGTGCTGATGGCGTCGGCAGCTTCCTGCAGGGAGATGTCTGGCTCCGTGGTGGGCGCGGCAGTCGGTGCGGGGGTCTCGGTTGGGGTGGCTGCCGTGCCGGTGCCGGGTGCGCTGCCGCACGCGGCCAGGCTCAGGGCAAGGGCAGCGGCAGCGGTGAGAGCGACCATGCGTTTCATGGGGTTGCGTCCTCCTCTGTTGTTGCTTCTTCTTTTTGCAAAAGCGTCTGCCGGATCAAATCAATGTACTGCCCTTCCGTCAGCTTTGTAATGGGCTGGCCGCTGGCAATGCGAATATCTGCTATGCCAGCCTTGCGGGCACGCGCCCATTCGGGCAGCTTGGATAAGTCCCCGCATACAAGATAGTTTGTGCCGCCGTCCACCATTGTGCAGAGGTCCGCCCCGACTTCGTCCAGAAGAGATTCCAATTGCGAGCGGTAGGTGAGAAAATCGCCGGTGAATACAAATTTTTTATCCAGCAGCGGGGACCACCAACAGCTGGCCCTCTGTTCTTCCTTCCGGCGCTTCAAATCAGCCTCGATGCGCGCCAATGCCTCGCGTTGTTCTTTCTCTCGCTGGCGGGCGGCCTCGGCCTCCACCTTGGCCAGCATAGCCGCGCATTTGTCGTAGAGGGCCTTAGTGGTGCGGGTGTCATCCAGCGCGCGGTGGCCGTGGCCGGGGTCGATGCCGAGGCGCGTCGCCATATCTTGGAGCTTGTGCGATCCGCTTTTGTAGCACCGGCGGGAAAGTGTGACGGTATCCACATAGGAGAGCTGCATGGTACAGCCGTAGCGGCGCAGGGCGCGGGCCAGAAAGCGCAAGTCAAAAGTCACGTTGTGCCCGATAATTATTTTGCCGTCTATGCGATCAATAATATCGGGGAGGACATCGTCGATGACGGGGGCAGTCTCCAGCTCAGCATCGGTGATGCCGTTGACGGCCTGGGCCATGGGGGACATCCTTACTGTTGGCTTGATAAGCGTTGAGTACTCGTCGGTGATTTTGTCGTTGGTCACGGTGAGGATCGCGATCTCTACGATTTCGTCCGTGTTGCTTTTTCCTGTAGTCTCAGTATCGAGCACCACATAGCTGTGCAGGCGCTCCAATGCCTGCGCATTATCCGGGGCGCGGACAACTTCAACATCCATAAGGGCCTCCTGTGAATTACGTATCTTTCTTTCGATAAAAGTTTCTGCCGGCTTCCAAATTGTGCCGATACGTGCAGCCGTTGGAATAAAAAGGATTTTGGTGAATGCAGCGGTTTTCGTCGCTGCACTCCTGATACAGAGCGCAGCATCCAAACGTGGAGGTCGACGAAAAAATTTTATTTGTCTCCGCCACCAAAAGTTGGGACAGCTCCGGGCTTGAAAGCGGAACTACCTGCTGGCTCACGGACAAATAAAGGCTATCCGCAAATGCCTTGCACAGAACAAAGCTCTCGCCGGTAGGGTAGAAGGCCGACGACTTGATCCGCACCGTTACGTTGTACACCTGATTTTTCCCAGCTGGCTTAAGTTTGTACTTTGCGGAAAGCTCCGACACATCAACGCCAGCAATCTGCTCCTTGAAATTTTGAGGATATGCGGCAAAAATCGCCGACGCTATAGATGATTTATCCATTTTTTCACCTCCGTTCCATATCGACAAAATATTCCGCTTCTAGGTCGTATTATAAGGAAAAGTAATTACTGCACAGCGCAATAACTACTTATTTGTTTATTTTGCGGATTGTTTTACAACCAGCTGTTGTATATAATGGAAATAACGAAAGGAGGACAGCGCATGGATGACCCAGACGCCATGATTCGCGAAATCAACTACATACTGCGCCGCAACCGCAACGCTCTATTTTTGCGCAAGGCGTTGACGCGGCTGCTGACGCTGGAACGAATCTGGCATTAGTACAAGGCCCGGAGGCTTACTCCGGGCTGTTTTTTTTGTACTCTTCCACAACGTTGTCCACCAACCTGCGGACGGCGGCCTTGTCCTCCTCCGGCAGGTGCCAATAGGCACGCAGGATGCGAACGATGACCGGGTCGTTTGCGCCGATGGACTCCATAATAAGGTTAAACTCGGCGTCATCATCAAGGCGGTTGTACATTTCCCCCTCTCCGGTGCGCAGCCAAGTCTCGGAGACATCGAACTCGCGGCAGATTGAGCGGATGGTTTGGTCAGATGGGTTCTTTTTTCCATTCTCAATATTGCTGCAAGAGGGGGCAGTAATTCCGATACGCTCCCCGAACTTTTCCAGGGTCAGGCCTTCATTTTTACGCACCAATTTAATACGTTCGTTCAAAACTCTATCACCTCCTCGGTACAAGTATAGGATAACACATCTCTAGAAAAAAATCAAGCATTATTTTTGCCTAAGCTAAAAAATAATGCTTGACAAGTTTTCTAGGAAATGCTATAATTTAGCCATGGCAAGAAAAAGACAGGAGGTGAGCCAAGTGGCCGACAACAAAATCACCGCAACCCGCCCGGGGCTGGATAACGTCAAGTGCGTGGATATGCAGACACTGACCGACAAAATCAAGCAGCTGCCGCCGCAAGCGATCAGCTACATAGCAGGTGCCGTCGAGATGGCAAGCCTGCTGCAAAACAAGGGGGCCTGAAAATGAAGCGTAAAACCGCAATCAAATTTATGATGAGCGCTTGCTGTAAAAAAAATGGATCGGAACACGGTCACGCGGCTTTTTGACCAAGGCCGAAAAATTGCTCCTAATTATAGCAACGACGAGATTCTGTACACATTTCTACGCTCATGCGAAACGTGGGCGAGGCTGAATGGCCAGCCCGAGCAACAAGGCCGTGCTGCCTTTAAAGCTTTTGAACTCTTATTGCGCCAAACAAAACGAGGGAGGGATATAAATGGACAACACCACATTACAACCTGTCCTTGACGCCCTGCTGGAAGAACTGGCCGCCCGGGTGGCAGGCAGGATCGCGCCGCAGCGCAAGGAACTATACACCGTGCAGGACTTGTGCGAGCGGTACGGCGTGAGCGACGACACGATCACCCGCTGGATGCGGGCGGGGGAGTTCGGCGAGACCGTCAACCCGACGCCGCGCATCCATCTGGTGACGCTGGCGGGAATCACGGAGTTCGACGCCCGGCACACCGGCCCGGCCTACGCGGGCCAGCCCGCCGCCCCAACACGCCGCCGTATCAGCCGGGCCGACCCCGGCAGAATTTAAGTGTGTCCAACGTGGACACAAAAAGGAAATTGTACAATGGAGCATTACATCAAGGCCACATGGTCTGACAAAGGTGACGGCACAGTTGACCTGCGCGCGGAGATTAACGGCCAGCGCGGTGACATAATCCGGGCACTGGCCGGCATCACCGCCCGGCTGATGGAGCAGGCCGAGCAGAAACACTTTGACCCGAACCTTGTTCTGGTGGAGCTGGGCCACGCCATTGGCAATGCATACGCCCGCAAGGGCACGATGGCCAAGGAGAGCGTCACCGTAGACCTCTCCGGCTGGCCGACAGATAAGGAGGGCAAAGATGAGTAAATCCACCTATATCAACGCTGAGTGCGTGGATGGTGATGTAACCATCCGCTCCGGCGGCAAAGGTATTGATTTGCTGATACTCTCCGCAATGGTGTTCTGCAACACGCTGGACAGCAAGCTCAAGAAGGACTGCCCTGACAGTGACCGATTGGAGATTGCCCACGGCCTCATTGATGAGGTTATGGAAAATCTTAAGAAAAAAGAGAAAATGATCATCACTTTACCGAGAGACTTCCTCACAGAAAAGTGATGCACTACAACACATACAAGGAGGTGTCCAGATGACGCCCGATGATATCGCCTGGGTGCAGGGGCGGCTGCGCGGCTGTAAGTATCTGGTCGACACGCTGCACAAATGTGCCCAGTGCCTGGGCGTGGGTGACGGCGAGCTGCTGATCGCGCTGGGGTACGAGAGCGAGGCCGCGCTGAGACAAGCCTACCCGGACAAGCTGCGCGGGCCTGGCGGCGAGCACCCCAAGCCGTCCCACTACCAACCGCCCGATGCCGAGACGATGCACGAGGCCGTGCTGCTGTTTTACGGCGGCACCGACATGGACGTTGTCAAGCGGCTGATGGGCTACGCTGGGAAGATATCTAACGCGGCGATCACGTTACGCTGCACGAGCTGGAAGGAAAAGCACCCCGCCGTGGCGCGCCGACTGCCGCACAGCCGGGCGACCTTGGCACAAATACGAAAAAAGGGAGAAATCAAGATGAACGTTGACAAGAAAGGCCTGCCCGCGTACTGCTACGCGATAGCGCCCAAGACCGGGCTGCCGGTACGGATTTTCCGGGGCGAGCACGCCATGTTCGGCGTGCGACCTGACATGATAGTGAGCAAGGCCAACGAGCAGATCAGCGTGGACGCCCGTCAGGCGGCGGCCATGGTGGGGGGCGTCCTCTACGGTTGGGACGGTCCGCACGCCGACCCCGTCCAGTATGATGACGATGGGGTTTACATTGGCCCACAGTGAGGAGGAACTTATGGAAAATGAAATCAAAACCAACGAGAGGCAGCAGGCCCAGGCACTCGGGCTGCTGAACGCCAAGGATGTGGTCGTCAGCGTCGTGAAGGTGACGGCGGATGGTGTGAGCATCAAGCTCTGGCCCGATGCCGACGCGGTGCGCGGCGTGATGGGCGAGGTTGCCCAGCTGGCGCAGGTTCCCGGCGGGTACAGCCTGCGGCGCTACGTGTGCGGGCGGGCACTGTACTGCGCCGTGCAGCTGGGCGACGCCACCCGGGACGCTCCATGCCCGGCGGGCTACCACGTGCACAGTGACGCCAACCTCAACGAGGCCGACGGCAGCCTGATTGCGGCGGCGGCAGAGTGGGGCATCGGCAAGGGCGTGTTTGACCTGCCGCCCCTGCGCATCTCGGCCGGCAAAGTGCATATTGTGCCAAAGGCCAAGGACGGCACCAACGTCATCGAGCGGTACATCCTGGACGATGTGCTCACGCTGGACGACATCACCTACAACGATGACGAGAGCGTCGCCGCCCTGCGCGTGCGCAAGCGGGATGGGGGAATCATTGCATGGCAAGCAAACTGATTGCACACCTGGCCGCGTGGTATATCCCCACCGGGCGCACCGACCTGGACGGCATGGAGGGTCTGACCGTGGACTACGGCTACCTGCTGGAGGCGCGGCGGATGCACACCGAGCTGGAAGCCCGCGCCCGCGGCCAGCCCCTGATGGTAGAAATCGAGATCAAGCCGGTGCGGGACAAGCGGACGCTGGACCAGAACAGATTGATGTGGGCCTTGCTGAACAAGCTGGCCCAGGCATTGAGCGGCGGCACCCCGGGCGGGGTGACTGCCGAACAGTGCTATCTGAACCTTTTAGCCGACTACGGTGCCGAGGTGGAGACCTGGCGCGTGCCGCTTAAGGCACTGCCTGCTTTGCGCCGTGCGTACCGCGTGGTACAGGTGGTAGAGGTGCTGGACGGCGGCTACTGCATGGCCCGGCTCGGCCTGGGCAGCAGCAGCTTTACCCGGCAGCAGATGCACGACTTCATTGACCGCATCTTTGATCGCCTGGCCGAAGCGGGCGTGGACGATGCCGAAACCACCGAGCAGTACCGAGACTGGAGGCGTGCGGATGGCTAAGAGCATTTTGCAGAAGGATAAAGAGTGCTACCTCTGCCGCCGGTTTTACAACCTGCGCACCACGCGCGGCCTGGAGGAGCATCACATCCTATTCGGGCGCGGACGGCGCGAGTTGTCTGAGCGGTACGGCCTGAAGGTGTGGTTGTGCCACAACCATCATAATGAGCCGCCCCTGGGCGTACATTTTGACCCGGCGGCCCGGCGGGAGTTGGAACAGGCGGCACAATTTGCTTTTGATGAACTCCACGGCCCCGGCAGCTTTGCCGAGGTGTTTGGGGAAGAAATTTAGGAGGGATACCAATGCCCCAGATCGTAAACAAAAAGAGTGTGCTGGAGATGGCGATGGGCGCGATTGCCGAGATCACCGACTACGAGGTGGAGCGCGTCGTGGCGAACATCATGGACCCCAACACAAACGCAACCGCCAAGCGCAAGATCACCATCACGCTGACGTTTGCACCGGATGACTACCGCCAGCAGATCGGCATGGATGCGCAGGCAAAGACCACCCTCGCGCCGATCCAGCCGGTGCGCACGTCCCTGTGCATCACCAAGGCGCGGGACGGCAGCCTGCTGCTGGCCGAAATGACGCCCCAGGTCCCCGGACAGGTGGACATGGACGGCGATGAAACACCGATGCCCGCAATGGCCCGCGTAGGCCGTGCAGGGTATTAACACACAGAAAGGACAAGACAATGGAAAACAGCTTTTTGAAAGACGCTATTGACCGCATTGTGGAGCTGGCAAAGCCCTTTACTTTGGAGACGCGCGGCGGGCATCAGTTCTGCTCCGTCAATCTGCGCGAGGTCAGGCCGGAGGTCCCGTCCCCGGTGCGGTACTCGGTGGACACGCTGGAGGCGCTGGTCAAGCTGATCCGCACCGAGGGCGTCGCCCAGGCACCGCTGCTGTATGTGCGCGTGGACAGCGCCCGGCGGGTCATGGTGGATACTACCTATACTCATAAAGAATACGCAGAGTTCAGCCGCCTGCCGCTGTATGAGGCCGTGAGCGATGTGCCGAGCATTTCCGTCAACGAGAGCATCAGTCAGGAGAGGGCCATTGTGGAGCTGCAAAGCCTGTATGCTATCACCGAGGACCGTGACTATTTGCTGTCCCTGCTGAGCCGCATCGACGTCAATCAGGGCGTGTCCAGTGTGGACAACGGGATCAGTCAGGAGGTCAGCGTCAAGACCGGCGCGGTGCTGAAGGAGCAGCAGACGGTGCAGCCCATCGTCCACCTGCAGCCCTACCGCACTTTCCTTGAGGTCGAACAGCCTGCCAGCGATTTCCTGCTGCGCCTTGACAAAGAGGGCCGCCCGGCACTGTACGAGGCCGATGGCGGCGCGTGGAAGCTGGAGGCCAAGCGCAACATTGCCGCCTATCTGGGCGAGAAGCTGGCCGACCTGATCGAGAGCGGCAATGTGGTGGTGATGATCTGATGCTGAATATCTGTGCATTGCAGGGCCGCCTGGCCCGGGACCCGGAGCTGCGGCAGACCAACACGGGCAAGCAGGTGGCGACGTTCACCCTGGCCGTTGACCGCGGGCGCAGGGGCGCCAACGGGCAGAGTCAGGCGGACTGGATTCCCGTCATTGCATGGGAGCGCGCTGCCGAGTTTGCCTATAAATGGCTCACTAAGGGCCAGATGGTAGCGGTGGACGGACGGCTCCAGAGCCGCACCTACACAGCCAAGGACGGCACCAACCGCACCGTGCTGGAGGTCGTCGCCAACAATATCAACTTTTGCGGCAGCAAGGCGGACAACGCAGGGGCTCTTTCGGCTCCCTCTGAGGGGCCCAGAGTGGGCGCGCCCGCACCGGAGTACAGCCGCGGGCCGGGTGACGACTTCGCCATGATCGAGGATGAGGGCGACCTGCCGTTCTGACGTTTAAAACTTGATAAGACCTGAACAGGGATGCGCTGCTAAAAAACAGCGCGGCGCACCCCTGTATTAAGGTTAGCCTTTTTTAGAGGTGCTGACATGCACAAACCTGCTTTTTTTGCGATACTGCCCGCCGCCGTGCGGTACGACACGCGACTGAAACCGATGGAGCGGATTTTATACAGCGAGATCACGGCGCTGGCCGACCAGACCGGATACTGCTACGCGTCGAACCGGTATTTTATCGAGCTGTACGGAGCCGGGGAACGGACTGTTCAGGGATGGATAAAAAACCTGGCCGACTGTGGGTACATCACGGCGGAAGTGTTCGGTGGTGCCGGACAGGGTCGGTGCGAGCGCCGCATGACCCCGCTTTTCGGCTTGCGGGACGTCCGGCAGACCCCCGCAGATTTAAGCGCCACCCCCGCAGAAAATTGCGGGGATACCCCCGCAGAAAACTGCGCCCCACCCCCGCAGAAAACTGCGGGAAAACAATACAAGAATAATAATACAAGTAATAACAACACAACGCGTGCGTGCGCGCGAGGGTTTGACCGGTTCTGGGCGGCTTATCCGCGCAAGGTCGGTAAGGGGGCCGCTGAACGCAGCTTTGAGCGCATTCGCCCGGACTCCGCCCTGCTGGACGGTATGCTGCGGGCCATTGAGACCCAGCGCCAGAGCGACACATGGCAGCGCGGCTACATCCCGAACCCCGCCACCTGGTTGAATCAGCGCCGGTGGGAGGATGAGCCGGACGGCGTGACCGCCCCGGCGGCGCAGCAGACACCGCACAGCCCGCCGCCGCCCACGCCGGTACTTGACCCCGACGGCGACATCACCAAATTGTGGGGAGCGTGGGAAGAATGAAAGCCGAGACGTTAACGCATCAAGACGCGTTCATCGGCGCTGTGATGCTGCGGGGCATGAGCGATAAAAAAGCGGCCCGGGCGGCGGTGCTGAAACTCTCCCCCGCTATGTTTGAAGAGGGCACCCGGCGGGATGTATTCGCCGCCATGCAGCGAATGGCCTACGCGGGCGAGGATGTGGGCGACCCTGTCCTCATCGTCAGCCGGGCCGCCCAGGAAAACAACCAGGACGTGGCCGACGTCAAGGTCTACGTCACCCGGGCGGCGGAGACCTGTCCGGCGGTGTCCAACCTGGACAACTACGCCACGCTTGTGGTCGAGGACTACCGGCTTGACCTGCTGCAATCGGCCCTGCTGGCCGCGTGCAGCAGCAACAGCAACGCCGACCGCATCTGCGCCAAGGTGCGGGCCGCGCTGAATATGCAGGACGCCATTCTGGCTACCCAGGCCGACGGCAGCGGGCAGACATTCGCCGCTGTGCTGGAGAAGGCGGTGGCCGCGCTGGAAAAGCCGGACACTCTGCTGCGTACCGGCTGGCGGCAGGTGGACCGCTACGGCCTGTTTGAACCGACCAACACCGTGGTCGTGGCCGGGCGGCCAGGCTGCGGCAAGACCGACCTGACCATCAACCTGGCGGCCCGGTTGAGCCTGCGGAAAAAAGTCTACTACCTGACGCTGGAAGAAAGCGCTGTGAAGCTGATGCACCGAATAATCTCGAAAACGGCCCGGGTGGACGCGGGCCGAATGCGGGACCGAAAGCTCAGCCGACAGGAGCTTGCTAATATCAAGGCCGTGCAGGCCATGATGGCAAACCACCACAACATGATCCTGGAGGATGTCGAGGACGTGGGCGGCGCGGCGACGCTGGACATGATCCGCGCCCGGCTGCTGACCTACAAGCCGGATGTGGCGATCATCGACCACATCGGCCTGATCGCGAGTACAGACCCGCGGGCCAAGGAGTATGACCGCCTGAGCGAGATAACCCGGCAGTTAAAACTTTTAGCCATGCAGATGGAAATCGTCATCATCGAGCTGTGCCAGCTCAACCGCGGCGGCGCGGCGGCCCAGTACGGCACGCTGGCCGAATTGCGTGGCAGCGGCACGATAGAACAGGACGCCAACGCAGTTGTTATGGTGCGCACATTACCGCCCGGCGGGGCAGAACTGCACGACACCAACGACTACCGGGCTACCGGCATCATGATCGCCAAAAATCGGGAAGGCGGTCTTGGCGAGGTGCCCATGCAGTGGCGCCCGCAGTACCACGACTGGATACCCGATGGCGACATCTACCAGCAGGACGAGGGCGGCGAGAGCGGCCCGAAGTTTGAAAGCTACGAGCAACAGCAAATGTGATTTTACAGGGGGATTTACAAGATGGACAAAATCGCAATTATCAACTTGAAGGGCGGCGTCGGGAAATCCGTCACCGCCTGCAACCTTGCCGCCGAGCTGGCCGCCAAGAGCAAGAGCGTTCTGGTGGTGGACCTCGACAAGCAGGGCAACACGAGCAAGTTCTTTGGCGTCCTGGACTACGACAGCCCTAGCGTGGCCGAGGTTATGCTGGGCGAGGACGACATCCTGGTGGCCATTGTGAAGGGCGTCGATGTTTGGGGCGTTCATCTGCTGCCCTGCGACATGCGAATGCTAAAGGCCAACCGCACGATACTGATGGACAACGGCCCGCGGCAGTTCCATCTGCGGGACGCGCTGAAATGTGTGGCCGGGGACTACGACTACTGCATCATGGACTGCCCGCCGGACTTGGACATGGGCAGTATCAACGCCCTGTGCGCGGCTGACTGGGTCATCATCCCGGTGGATTGTGACAAGTGGGCCTGCGACGGGATGCAGGAGATAGTAGAGCAGATCGAGCAGGTGCAGGCCTACTACAACCCGCGCCTGAAGATCATGGGTGCGCTGATGACGAAGTACCGCCGCACCCGGTACGCGGAGGACATCATCGTTCAACTGTGCGCGTCGGGAATCAGCGTGCTGGAGACCGTCATACGCTACACCGTCAAGGTCAGCGAGGCGGCGCATGCGGGCATGCCGCTGTTGGAATACTGCCCGGACTGCACGGCGGCGGTGGATTACAGGGAGCTGACGGAAGAAGTCGAGCGGATCGTGTCCAATATGGACACAAAGGAGGGCTAAGCGATGAGTAAGGGATTTTCTATCAACGACATTCTCGGCGACACAAAAGCCAACGCCCCGGCGGGTCAGAAAATGCAGGTCGTCATGCTGCCAGCGACAGACATCGAGCCGAACCCGGAGAACAGCATCTACGAGGTCGGGGATGTGTCGATGCTCAAGGCGGACATTGCCGAGCGGGGCCTGCGCAGCCCGCTGGAGGTGCTGCCCGCCAAGGGCGGCAGGTACATGTTGATCGCAGGGCACCGCCGCTGGACAGCCTGCCGGGCACTGACTGCCGAGGGCGTGACCGGGTTTGAGGTCCTGCCCTGTGTTATCCGCCAGAGTCAGGGCGAGGATGACGACCTCATCGCGCTGATCACATCCAACGCCACGGCGCGCGAACTGACGGACGGTGAGCGGTTGCGCCAGTACCGGGCGCTCAAGCAGGCACTCGAACGCAAAAAGGCGGCTGGCGCGCTCGATGGCCGCATCCGTGACGAGATGAGCCGCATCACCGGCGAAGGCACCGGCACACTGGGGAGGCTGAATGCCATTGCCAACAACTGCGTGCCGGAGGTTTTGGCGATGGTGGAGCGCGGCGAGATCACCATGACGCGGGCCTATGAGTGCAGCAAGCTGTACAAGGTGCAGCAGGTCGAATACGCAAAAATCAAGTACGCCAGTATGCCGCCCATCACCGATATGGCCCGGCGGGCTGCCATCAAGTATCTGGTCGAGTGCGGCCTGGCCGACCAGTTTAAGAAGCTCGACTATGTTCGCAAGAGCGAATGGAACTACGATGACCGCGGGCTGGACGTCGGCAAGCTGGAGCCGGTAACGCTGGATGTGACCGAGAGCGAGGCGGATGCGCTGCTGCGCATTGAGCCTGCTGGTTATTACAGCTTTCGCGTGAGGATGCTGGACCCGGCGGATACAAACGAGGTTATTGCCGAAAGCTCACTCTCTACACGAGATTTGTTCGATGACGCCAAGCGCTTGTACATCAACAAGGACGATCTGGCGACGTACAAGTCCGAGGTGAAGGGCAAGCGTGATCAGGAGCGTGCCCGGCAGGAGGAGGCCGAAAAGTGGCAGGAGCTGGCCCGGCAGGAGCTGGAGGCGTTCGACAGCTGGCCGCTTGTGACAAGGATGAAGGACTTGGGCCTGACGATCCGTGAGCGGAAGATGGCAGACGGCGGGCGGCTTATCATTGCCGTGGACGATCTGGTGCGCTGGCCCGGCCATGTGGATGGCTTCCCATACCGCGAGTGCTTCGCGGTGCGCCTTGGGCCGAACGGCGAGCGCGCAGGCCGGGACGGAGACATCAATGCGCTGGAATGGTACAAGCGCTGGTACAGCACCGGCGCGGGCATTGAGAACTATCTGGCCGACGACCTGAAGAAAACGCAGGGAGGTGGTGCCGGGTGAACTGTGAGGAGAAGACCCGGCGGGTACGGGCCCTGCGGGTGCAATGGCTGTACCGCTACTTAGACGCCTGTCGGTTGGAGCACCTCTATGAGGAAGAGGTCCGGGAGCTGCGCGCTGATGCGTGCCGCGTAACGGCCAACCTGAGCGGCATGCCCGGCGGGGCCAGCGACGGCCAGGCCTTGCCGCGGGCGGTGGAGCGCATCGATGCGGCGCGGGCCAGAGTGGAGGAGCAGCTGAGCGTATGCGGCGCGGTACGCCGGGAGGTGGCCGCCGTGCTGGAGACGATACCGGCAGCCAACGACTACGAGCTGATGCGCCGCCGCTACCTGCTGGGGCAGACCTGGCGGGAGGTCGGCAGGGCCATGGGCTATTGCAGCCGACAGGTACGCAGAAAACACGATAAAATTGTGGACGCGCTAAAGATGTCCACTGATGTCCCTTGATGTCCATCGCGAAAGGCGTATAATGGTAGTATCAGAAGCCGCGGGACAGAGATGCCCTGCGGCTTTTGATTTTGGCGTATGTCGTCATAATCCTCCTCGTGGTACGGGTGCTGCGCTGCGTGATGCGGCGTCACCACGATGAAGCTCCCACCGTCCGGTTGAAATGCCGGACACTATGCCGCACAGCCACCTGCCGGAATGCCCGGCGGGATGGGCACCGCGCACCGCAAGCAACGGCGCGGGCTGGGTGCGAGACCCGGGTGTGGCGCCAGCACGCAAGCCGCTGGCGTGAAAAGAAAAAGAAGTAGCGGCTGACGGGCGGCAATATAGACCGCCGTGCCCGGCGGGCGGGAGAGACTCACCTACACCGAGACAAAAGAAACTCCGTCTCGCGCCGCTGGGCAGCTAGTTGATTTTGAGGTGCGTATGCGGTACGGAGTGCCTTACCAGGGAAGCAAAAATAAAATAGCCGAGTGGGTAGTGGAGCATTTGCCGTCGGGCCATACGCTTGTGGATTTGTTCGCGGGAGGCTGCGCGGTAACGCACGCGGCGCTGCTGGCCGGGCGATGGGACAGATACATTGCCAATGACATCGGCGACGCGCCGAATGTGTTTTTGAACGCCGCGCATGGACGGTACGCGGACGAAAGGCGGTGGATCAGCCGGGAGGATTTCTACCAGCTAAAAGACGCCGACCCCTACGTCAGCCTGTGTTGGAGCTTTGGAAATAATCGAAGCGATTATTTATACGCCGAGGAGGTCGAGCCGTGGAAGCGAGCGCTGCATTATGCGCGCGTCCTTGGCGATACCAGGCCTCTGCGCGAGATTGGAATCAATTCCGACGGGAGCGCGGCGGACGTTTTGGCTCACCATGACGAATATAAAGAGAAATATATCCGATGGTGGTTAGGGCGGCAGCGGTACACCCCGGCGGAGTTGGACGAGCTGATAAAAAACAACGAGCGGGAAGTGGCCGCAGAAGAAGAGCAGCTGCGAGCGTATTTGCTGACGGGCTTGAAAAGCAGCGGCATGACGCAGGCGAAGGTGCAGATAAGGCTGGGGACACAGATGGCCGGGCACTATTTTGGGCGCAGTCAATGGGCTTTCCCTACGCAGGAATACTACGAGAAGATGCAGGCTTTTATGCCTGCGCTGACGGAAGATTATAATAAAATTATCGGCTTGTACAGATTGAGGAAAAGTCTGCAAAGTCTGCAAAGTCTGCAAAGTCTGCAAAGTCTGCAAAGTCTGCAAAGTCTGCAAAGGCTGCAAAGTCTGCAAAGTCTGCAAAGGCTGCAAAGTCTGCAAAGGCTGCAAGTTCTGCAAAACGATTACGAAAGGGTCGAGGTTCCGCGCGGGGCTGTGGTTTATGCCGATCCGCCCTACCGCGGAACGACCCAGGACGGGTACGGCGACATGTTTAATCATGAGCGATTTGATACATGGCTGGCGCGTGTGCCGTACATGGTGATTATAAGTGAGTACATTTGCCCGGCAGGCTGCGTTGAGGTGGCAAACATCAAAAAGCGGAAACTGTTGGGCACAGGGAACGGCAGCAGCGAGAATTGCGAGAGGCTGTTTGTGCAAGAGCGTTTTGAGGGCGAATATTATGAAAGGCTGGGGGCGGGGATACAAATGAGCTTTGAGGATGTGTCCAGGGTGGACACATGAGCGAGCCTAGCAATATTTGAACATTGGGAGGATTTGAAGATGGCATTTGGTGAGTTTACGATTACGGATGAGCGCCGGGAGTGCGTTGTCAACAGGAAGGTTGGCTATTTCTGTTGCTGGGAACAATATGCCGATGTGGTTGAGCCGTCTCCAATGACGGGCGGACATCCTGGCGGGCAGCTTGCTGCTGTCTATGCGATTGTGGAGTTTGACGATGGCGTCCGCAGGGTGAGCATCGCGGATATTCAGTTTACGGATGAAATACACAAGAGCTTGGAGCGGGCGCAGCTGAGCTATGATGCGACGATGTAGGCATGGGAAGATGCTTTCGTTGTGGGAGGACGTGTCCGAGATGGACACATGAGTAATGGCAATAAATCCGTATGATTTGGCGCGGCTGAAGAAGATGATTGCCGCGGGCACGGAGCATGATTTCTACTACTGGCCGCAATGGCGGGCGGTTCGCGCTGAAGTGCTGGCCCTGGATAGGAGCGAGTGTCAGCGCTGCCGTGAACTGAAACACAGATACAAGCGCGCGATGTTGGTGCATCATGTAAAGCATTTGCGGGATAGGCCGGACTTGGCGCTTAGTATTTGGGATGGCGATGAGCGGCAGCTTGTTAGCGTGTGCAAACAGTGCCATGAAGAACTTCACCCGGAAAGCTTTACGCAATTTTTGCCGAAAGAGCCGCCGATCACGGCGGAAAGATGGGATTAATTGCGCGATACCCCCCCCCGCGAAAAAACCAACAATTTCCAGCGGCTTCCAACTCGAATGGGTCCGAGACATTCGGGAGGGGAGGGGTTGGGCGTGAGGGGTGGGGTGGGTGTGGAGAGAGAAAAGGGCGCGTGACGAATGGGAAGAGGGTGATTTGGTGGCGCGGAAGAAGAAAAACGAGTATCTGGAGCGGGATGCCTGCAAAAAGCTGAAGCAGGACATGCTGGACGATCTGGAGGTCCGCGGACTGGTGGGAACCCAGTATACGGACAAGGTGGAGGAGTACATCAACCTGTGGAGCTGGCTGCAGATGCTCAACGATGACGTGGTGGACCGCGGTGTTTATGTGAAATACCAAAACGGCGCGAACCAGATGGGCACCACCGAGAATAAAAGCCTGACCATTGCCACGCGCGTGTCCGCCCAGATGCTGAACATCTGGACGGCGCTGGGATTCCGGGAGCAGGCGAACAGTGCCAAGCCGCAGAATGGCGGTGAGGATGATGAGCTGTAGAATGCCCCCCGAGGTACTGGCCTACGTGGAGAGCTGCGAGACCGACAAGCCCTTCCGCGTGGGGGCAGAACAAAAAGCGCTGGCCGCCTATGTGCGGCGGGTGTTTGAAAACGATAATATTTACGTTGACGAGGCCCAGGCGGCGAAATACCTGGGCCTCGTCAAATATTTCCCCTACGGCGATTTGCTGCCGTGGGAAAAGTTTTTATTGGTCCTGTGGAACTGCACCTACCGAGCCGACGGTACGCCGCGGTGGAAAACCGTTTTCTGCTTTGTGGGACGCGGCGCGGGCAAGGATGGCTACATTGCCTTTGATTCCGCGTGCTCGCTGTCGCCCTACAACCCGGTGGGGCACTACAATGTGGACGTATGCGCCAACAACGAGGACCAGGCCACGCAGCCGAGCCGCGATTTGGTGGAGGTTCTGGAATCCACAAAATGGGCCACAAAACTGAACCGCCACTATTACCACACCAAGGAGATCATCCAGGGGCGGAAGAATAAGGGCGTGATGAAAGGGCGGACCAACAACCCCAAGGGCCGCGACGGTATGCGCAGCGGCAAAATCATCTTCAACGAGGTGCACGCTTATGAGAACTACGACAACATCAAGGTGTTTACGACGGGCCTGGGCAAGGTCGCCCAGCCGCGGTGCGGCATCTTCAGCTCCAACGGTGACGTAAGCGACGGGCCGTTTGATGACTACCTGGCCCGCGGGCTGCGCATTTTGTACGACGGCGAGGCGGACAACGGCTTTCTGCCGTTTATCTGCCGATTGACGGAGAAGGGGCAAATCCACGACCCCGAGAACTGGACGATGGCGAACCCATCCCTGCATTACTTCCCGAATTTGCAGCAGGAGATCGCGGATGAGTACAAGGACTGGTGCGAGCACCCTGAGCAGAACGGCGACTTCCCCACGAAGCGGATGGGACTGCGCGAGGGCGTAAAGGAAGTGAGCGTCACCAGCTACGAGAAGATCAAGGCGACGAATAAGCCGCTGCCGGAGCTGCGCGGCTGGAGCTGCACGGTGGGCATCGACTACGCCGAGCTGAACGACTGGGCGGCGGTGAACCTGCACTTCCGCCGCGGGGCGATGCGGTACGACATCAACCACGCATGGCTGTGTCGGGAGAGCAAGACGCTGACGCGGGTGAAAGCCCCGTGGCAGGCCTGGGCCGCGCGCGGGCTGGTGACAGTGGTGGAGGATGTGAGCATCCACCCCGATCTGCTGGCCGCCTACATCCGGGAGGCTGCGCAGAAGTACAGCATCCGCAAGCTGGCCATGGACCATTACCGGTGGACTATGATGAGCGAGGCGCTGCGCAAGATCGGCTTTGACGCCAACGACAAGGAGCGCGTAAAGCTGGTGCGGCCCAGCGACATTATGAGCATTGAGCCGGTGATCCAGGAATGCTTTGATCGCGAGCTATTCTGCTGGGACGATAACCCCTGTCTGCGGTGGGCTGTGAACAACACCAAGCGGGTGCGCAGCAGCCGGAAACTGGGCGTGGACACCGGCAACTTTATTTACGCGAAGATCGAGGCCAAGAGCCGGAAAACCGACCCGTGGATGGCGCTTGTCGCAAGCATGGTGGTGGAGCCGGAACTTGGAACCGGGGAGACGGCGCAGCCGCCGCCCATCGGGGCCATCGCGTGGTGAGAGGAAGGATAGAATGGGCTTAAAATTCTGGGATGCCTTCATGAACAGAAAGGCCAAGGGCGGCGGGGACGACATCGTGATGAAGGAGCTGTACGCCGCGGCGGAGGAGTACCGCATCCGCGAGCTGTGTTGGTCGATCTGCGTGAACATGATCGCCAATGCGGTGGGGCGGTGCGAGATACGAACGTTCCGGGACGGGGCAGAGTTCAAGGGCCGGGAGTACTGGCTGTGGAACTTTGAGCCGAACACGAACCAGAACTCCACGGCCTTTCTGCACAAGCTGGTGGCCAAGCTGTACGAGGACAACGAGGTGCTGATTATCAGCACCCGGCGCCGGGACGGCGGGGAGGGGCTGGTGGTGGCGGACCAGTGGATGCTGCCCGACAATTACCCCAGCAAGCAGAACGAGTACCGGGGCGTCGTGGCCGGGAATGTGAGCTACGACAAAACCTTCCGCGAGAACGATGTGATGCACCTGAAGCTAAACAACAGCAGCATCCGCCCGGTGCTAGATGGAATGTACAAATCCTATGTTCGACTGGTAAACGCTGCTATTAAGAATTACGAGTGGAACAAGGGACAGCACTGGAAGGTGACGGTGGCCGACATGGCCCGCGGCCAGGAGGGCTGGGCCAAGAGCTTTCAGGAAATGATGCAGGCACAGGTAAAGCCGTTCTTTGACTCGAACGGCGCGATTTTGCCGGAGTTCAGCGGCTATAAATACGAGCGCATGGAGGATACGAGCGACGACAGCCGCGACATTTGGGCGCTTGTGGAGGATATTTTTAACTTTACCGCGCGGGGCTTTTTGATCCCCGCTGTTTTGGTGAACGGGCAGATCGAGGGGACTGCGGATGCAAACAAGCGCTTCCTGACGAACTGCATCGACCCGTTGTGCGATCAGCTGCAGGAGGAGGGAACCCGGAAGCGGTACGGCTTTGCCCAGTGGAAGGCCGGAAACTACATGATGGTCGACTCATCCAGCATTATCCACTTTGATATATTCGAGAATGCGGCCAACGTGGAGAAGCTGGTCGGCAGCGGCGCGTACAGCATCAACGATGTGCGCCGCGCCGCGAACCAGGCCGCGATCACGGAGCCCTGGGCGGACGAGCACTACATGACGCTGAATATCGCGACAATGGACGAGGCTGCCCGCCAGCTGGACCAGAAAGGGGGAGAGGAAACTTGAAGAAAAACATGTGGGAATTTAAGCAGAGCGCAGACCCGGCTGTAGCTGAGCTGTATATCTACGGCGACGTGGAGAGTGACAGCACCGACTTCTGGACGGGCGAGGTCAAGCGCAGCGAGACCAGCGCGAACGCTTTTAGGGCGGCGCTGGAAAAAATCCCGGAGCTTGCGCAGATCAACATCTACATCAACAGCTACGGCGGCAGCGTGTTTGAGGGCACGGCCATCTACAACCAGCTGCGCCGCTGCCCGGCGCACAAGACCGTCTACGTGGACGGATTCGCATGTTCGATTGCCTCGGTCATCGCAATGGCCGGGGACGAGGTGGTGATGCCCAAGAACACGTTGATGATGATCCACAACATGTGGATGGGCGCAGTCGGGAATGCTGCCGAGCTGCGCAAGGCGGCGGACGACCTGGAAACCATCAACGCGGCAGGCCGCAGGGCTTACCTGGCGAAGGCCGGGGAGAAACTGACCGAGGAAAAGCTGACCGAGTTGATGGATGCCGAAACCTGGCTGACTGCCGAGCAGTGCATTGCGCTGGGGCTGGCGGACCGCTACGCCGACGCCGACGCCGACATGAGCGGCGCGGCAGAGCTTTTGAAGAAGGCCAATCTGGACGCGGAGCAGCGGCTGACCATGCAGAAAAGCCTGGCCGCCCAGCTGCGCAACCTGATGCGCCCGGCAGCGGACCCTGTGCCGCCTCCGAAGGAACCAAAGCCCGCGGGCATCATGCAGATGCTGGCGGGGACACAGTAAACGTTGAAAGGAGATACCATGAGAAGTAACGACATTAAAACGCGCGATGAAATCCGCGCAAGAATGCAGCAGGCGCTGCGCGGCAACGATACGGAGGGCTTTTACGCCGCCTTTGATGAAATGCTGGGCAACATTGAGCAGAGCCTGCGCCAGGAGTACGCCGACCAGCTGGAGGAGGTACGTCAGGAGATGGATGGCCGTATTCTGGCGGCCCGCGGCGTTCGCCAGCTGACCAGCGCCGAGCGCGAGTACTACCAGAAGTTTGCCGCAGCGGCCCGGAGCGACAACCCCCAGCAGGCGGTGGCTAACCTTGATGTGGCGCTGCCGGAGACCGTCATCAACTCCGTTTTTGACGACATGCGCGCCAACCACCCGCTGCTGAGTAAAATCAACTTTATGCCCAGCGGCGGCGCGGTGAAGATTTTGGTAAACACCAACGGCGTGGAGAGCGCCGTCTGGGGCAAGCTGACGGATGAGATCGTCAAGGAGGCCACCGCGGGTCTGAAGGAGATCGACACGGTGCTGTACAAGCTGAGCGCCTTCCTGCCGGTGGCCAAGGCCATGCTGGATTTGGGTCCCGACTGGCTGGACCGCTTTGTGCGCGAGACGCTGTACGAGTACCTGTCCAACGGCCTTGAGGTGGGCATTGTGACCGGTGAGGGCAAGGACCAGCCCATTGGCATGATGCGCAAGGTGGGCGACGACGTGACCGTGACCGGCGGCAGATACCCGAAGAAGGACGCCATCACGCTGAACGATTTGTCCCCCGCGACGGTGGGCAACCTGATCAGTCTGATGGCGGTAACGCCCAATGGCCGCCCCCGCACGGTGAGCGACGTGATCTTCCTGGTGAACCCGCAGGACTACTACCAGAAGGTGATGCCCGCCACGACGGTGCAGGCCCCGGACGGCACCTACCGCAACGACGTGCTGCCCTACCCGATGACGGTGATCCAGAGCCCGGCGCTGAAGCGCGGCGAGGCGCTGATGGGCATTGCCGGACGCTACAAGGCATTTGCGGGCCTGGCCAAAGACGGACGCATCGAGTACAGCGACGACTACCACTTCCTGGAGGATGAGCGCGTCTACCTGATCAAGACGTATGCCAACGGCATGCCGCTGGACAACAATGCCTTCCTGCTGCTGAACATTGGTGGTCTGCGCCCGGCGGTGTGGAAGGTGGAGACCGCCGACGCCCCGACGCCTGGCACCAACGCTGCGCTGAACAGCCTGAGCCTGGGCAGCGTAAGCCTGTCCCCCGCGTTCAACGCGGCGACGGTGACCTACACTGCGGCTACGACCAATGCGACGAATACGATCACGGCGGTGCCCGCTGATGCGGCGGCCAGCGTGAAGGTCGAGGTTGGCGGCAAGGAGATCGACAACGGCAGCGCCGCGACCTGGGCGAGCGGTGCGAACACGGTGAAGGTGACGGTGACGGCTGAGGATGGCACGACCACCAAGACCTACACCGTGACCGTGACGAAGAGCTGATGACCCGCGACAAGCTGCCCGCGGGGCTTTTGGACGACGTGAAGAACCAGCTGGACATCACCTGGAGCGATGAAGCAACGGACAAGAAGTACTGCGGGCTGATCGCCGCCGGTGCGAACTACTTGGATGACAGGTTGGGCACGCGGGCAGACTACACCGCCGACGGCGATCCCCGAACCCTGCTGATGGAGTATGTGCGCTATGCCCGGGACAGTGCGCTGGATGTGTTTGAGGCAAACTATCTCTCCCTGATTTTGAGTGCGCAGCACGGAAGGGCGGTGAACCAGTTTGAGAAAAACACCGTTTACGCGGCAGAATAATGCCGTGATCACCCAGCCGTTTGCGGACGGTATTGTGACGATCTACGCCGTGGCCGACACGGCAGAGCCGGGCCGGATGCCCGTGGAGAAGCTAACCGAGAAGGGGCGGCTGCGCTACGATGAGCAGCGCCTCGGCCTGCAGCGATACTATCAGGGGCGGCAGAACCAGGTGCAGATCGAACGGGTGGTGCGGGTGCCGCGGGGGCTGGACATCAACAGCCAGGACGTGGCCGAGACCGAGGACGGGCGGCGCTACCGCATTGACCTGGTGCAGTCCACGCAGGGTGTTTACCCGCCGTGTCTGGACCTGACGCTGGCCAAGATCGAAAGGGTGCGTGTAAAATGAGCTGGAGCGAGGCGATCATAGCCGTGCATACGAGCGTCACCGACCAGGTGAGCCATGCCGCGAGGCTGAAAAGCGAGCGGTATTTTGTCTGGCAGGAGGACGGCGGCAACGACGACGGCAGCGAGAACCGCCACAGCGAGCGGGCCGTGACCGGCACGACGGACCTTTTCACGCCGCTGGAGTTTGACCCGTGGGTGCGGGCCTTTGAGGCGGCGCTGGACGCGGCCCCCAGTGTGGGGGCATGGTACAAAAGCAGCGTGCAGTATGAGGAGGAGACCGGGCTGACCCACCACGAGTGGGTGTGGGAGGTGTACAACGATGGCGACGTTCAAGACGCAGGGGCTTGACAAGTACGTGGCCCAGCTGGAACGGCTTGGGAAGAAAACCGACACCGTGATCAGCGAGGCTGTGTACGAGATGGCCAAGGTGGTGGCGGATGAGGTGAAGGCTAATCTAATTGCTCTGCCCAGCGTGCCAGACACGGAGGGCTTGAAGGCGTTTGCCTCCAAGCCACAGCAGAAAATACCTATCACAAAGGCCCAGAAATGGGGACTTGTTCATTCTTTTGGTATTGCCTCTTTGCGAAACGAGGGCGGCTTTATCCATGTGAAGATAGGCTTTGACGGATACAATGAGGTAAAGACCAAAACATTCCCCAATGGCCAGCCCAACGCGCTGATTGCCCGCAGCATTGAAAGCGGCAGCAGCACGCGCGAAAAAACACCCTTCCTGCGTCTCGCCTTGGCGGCGTCTCGAAAGAAAGGTATTGAGGCTGCGCGGGTAAAATTTGACGAAGCGATTCACGATACATTTGAGTAATACGGGCGTGTCCAAAGTGGACACGCGGCGCGATGGCCCGGCAGAAATGCCGGGCCGTTTTTGGAAAGGAGAAACAAATGGCAACTGTTGGTTTGAGCCGTGTATATGTGGCAAAGTACGATGCAAACGGCGGCAACCCCACCTACAGCGGCGGCACGCTGCTGGCAAAGGCCGTGGAGATGAACGTGGAGCTGGAAAGCGCCGACGACAACAACGACTACGCCGACAACGAGATCAGCGAGAGCGACACCACGTTTGGCGGTGGCACGCTGACGTTGACAACGGACGACCTGCTGCAGGATGGCAGCGCCCTGATCCTGGGCATCACGCCCTCCGCGGTGGCAGGGGTGACGCCGGAGGCAAAGGAGCTGATCTACGACGACGACATGGTCCCGCCTTATCTGGGCTACGGCACCATCGTAAAGAAAATCAAGAACGGCGCAGTCAAGTGGCGCGCTGTGATATTGCCGAAAATCAAGTTCAGCGTGCCGAGCGATGCGGCGACGACTCAGGGAGAGACCATTGAGTGGCAGCACCCCGAGCTGACGGCCGCGATCTACCGCGACGACAGCGCCAAGCACCGCTGGAAGCGGGAAACGACCTTTGACAGCGAGGCGGGGGCCGAGAGCTACATCAAGAAGCTGCTGAACATTGAGGGGGAATAAACTGTGCGCAGAACAACAACGTTTAACTTCTGCGGCCAGGAGCGCACCGTGGCATTTACGGTGGCCGCCGCCGAAAAGCTGGATGAAAAGGCCGGCAGTTTGGAACGGCTGGGCGAATGGCTGGCGGGTGACGGCGGCCAGATGGCCGCGCTGGGCCGGTGTGTGGAGATCGTGCAGCTGCTGATGGCCGAGGGCGAGAACTACGAACGGCTGCAGGCCCGCTACAGCGGCCAGGAGCGCAAGGATCTTGCCGTGCCGACGGCGGAGGAACTGAAGAGCCTGTACACCGTGCAGGACCTGGCTACGCTGAAGGATGTTATCTTTGGCGCGATCTCTGCCGGGCAGCAGCAGGAGGTGGAGAGCAAGGCCGTGGAGGCCACAGGAAAAAACGAAAGCGCCACATCGTAAGGCCCGGCACGGCGTGGCTGAAATTTTTCGGGATGCGCGCCGGATTGAGCAAGGCGGAGATGCTGCATACGCCCATCGGCGAGATTCTGGATTATGTGGCATGTGAGGCCATCTTCAACGGCGCGGACCAGAAAACCGAAGCGGATGACGATCCGTTTCCGGATTGGGCATAAGAAGAGGAGGTGAGGGAATTGGCCGAGAATATCGGGCCCAAAATCGGCATTGAGGGCGAGGCCGCTTTTAAACAGAGCCTGAAAAACATTGTGCAGCAGACGAAGGCGCTGGACGCGGAATTTAAGATGGTGACTTCTACCTTCGGCAAAAATTCCGACGCGCAGGCTAAGCTGAAGGCACAGGCCGAGGTGCTGGGGCGGCAGCTGGCGAACCAGAAAAGCCGGGTGGCCCTGCTTGAAACGGCCTATGAAAACAGCAAGAAAAAGCTGGATGAGCTAAGCGCGGCGCTGAACAAGGCCACCAATGAGCACGGGAAGAACTCCACCGAGGCGCAGGCCGCGAATGCCGCCTACCAGCGGCAGATCGGCGTGGTGGCGAAGGCTAAGACCGAGTGGATGAATGCTGCGACGGCGGCCAACAAAATGGCCGACCAGCTGGCCGACACCGAGGACGCGCTGAGCAAGGCGGGCCAGGAGACCCAGAGCACCGAGGAGGAGACCAAAAAGCTGGGGGCCGCCATGGAGGACACCGGCCAGAAAAGCAGCGTTTTTGGCGACATGCTGAAGGCAAATCTGCTGGGCGATGCCATCAAGGCGGCCATCGGCAAAACGGTGGATATGATAAAGGAGCTTGGCAGCGCCTTTGTGAATTTGGCTAAAAGCAGCCTGGAGGGCTACGGCAACTACGAGCAGCTTGTGGGCGGCGTGAAAACGCTGTTTGGCACGGAAGCGGGCAGCGTGGAGGAATACGCCCAGAGCGTAGACCAGAGCGTGGCCGAGGTAGCCGACAAGTACAACAGTTTGCAGCGCAGCCAGGAAACCGTGCTGAAAAATGCACGGGACGGCTGGAAGACCACAGGCCTGTCCGCCAATGCCTACATGGAGACCGTGACGAGCTTTGCGGCAAGCCTGGTGTCCTCGCTGGGCGGGGACACCGAGAAGGCCGCACGGTACGCCGACATGGCCATTGTGGACATGAGCGACAACGCGAACAAGATGGGCACGGACATGACAAGCCTCCAGTATGCCTACCAGGGATTCGCAAAGCAGAACTATACCATGCTTGACAATTTGAAGCTGGGGTATGGTGGCACGAAG